TGCATTGAAATCTCCACAAATCGCCTTAGTTGGGACTTTTTCTAAGGAAAAAATATTATGTAAAATGTTATTACATATGGCACAATTGTTGCGTGTTTCGTTCATTGTATGTTCAAATGTGTAATTAATTTCTATATTCATATTGTATGTAAATATAAAATTCAAAAAAATGAAAAATTGATTTTTTGAAATAAAGATAAAAATATCCACATAATATACCTCAAAGGTGGAAAAAATGTCCGCTAACACTACTAAAATCATGTTAAAATCCAAATCAAAACAATCCCAACAGTCGTCAGGAACTGTTGAATATAGAAATTATCAAGATTTTATAAGTAAGCACCATGTCGATAAAGATGACAAGGACACACTTATCACCAATACACGTATTGGTAATCCTGGAGGTAAATATCACATATCAGATGCTGAATACGGGATATTTTTAGACCTGTATTATCGCGACATTGTTTCCAAAGGAACAAGTGAATATCTCACAGAAAAACAGTTAGAAACGGGTGGACCAATTGTAGTAGATATTGACTTGAGATATGATTACGAAACTACAGAAAAACAATACAGAAAAACACACATAGATGAGATAGTACAGATATATTTAGAAGAATTAAAGGAAATTTATAGATTCGATGACAAAGCCAAGTTTCCTGTGTTTATCTTTGAAAAGCCACATGTAAATAGACTCGAAGATAAAAACATCACCAAAGACGGAATTCATATGATTATAGGTATTCAGTCTGACCGTAGTACCCAAACAATATTACGCTCACGAATTATCCAAAAAATGGACGAAACTGAGTTGTGGTCTAATTTACCCATAAAAAATACGTGGAATGATGTGTTTGACGAGGGAATTAGTAAGGGACATACAAACTGGCAATTATATGGTTCTAAAAAGCCAAACCATGAGCAATATCGACTCACTGGTTATTATGAAATCGAGTATGACGGGGCAGACGGTGAGTTAATGTGTGATGATTTGAACATCAAAAAATTCGACATGGATAATGATTTCAAAATGCTGTCAGTACGATATAAGGACCATTTGGCACCAGTATACACCACAGAATTTTATGACATTCATCAAAATATGGAAAGTTCACAACAGTCAAAACGCAATTATCGTGCTTCGACACAAGCCCCACGCAAGAATCAAACCATCGATATTTTGTCAATCCGCAACAAGGGTGATCTTGATAATGCTGTGCAGGCCTTTTTGGAAAATTTATCATCATCCGAAACTGATTACAAAGAGGTTTATGAATATACAATAATTTTACCTGAATCTTATTATGGTGACGGTTCATATTCTAAATGGGTCAAGGTCGGTATGGCTCTTTGCAATATCAGTCCCAAATTACTGATTGTATGGGTCGCATTAAGCGCCAAATCAACAACATTTCATTATGGGTCGATACCTGATATGATGGACAAATGGATGAAGTTTGATACAAATAACGAAACAGCCCTAACAAAACGGTCTATTATTTATTGGGCGCGTGAAGATGCTCGTGAGGCATATGATGCAGTGCGGGCAAATAGTATTGATTTTCATTTAGAATATTCGATTCGCCCATTTTCATCAAATGGTAAGCTCGAAAAAGGGTTGGGTAGTGGTGACAGTGATATTGCTTTTATTTTGAAACAACTATATAAGGACAAATTCATTTGTGCCAGTGTGAAATTTGATCGCTGGTTTATTTTCGTCCAAAATCGTTGGGTTGAAGATGAATGTGGAACTACACTCAGAAAGCATATTTCGAACGAATTGCGGAATTTGTACCGCAGTAAATCAGAAGAGGTTACCAAGTGCCTGTGTGACAAAACCCAGACAGAAGAAAAACTCAAAATACACGAAGACCGTTCTACCAAGATTATGGAAATTGTAGTGAAGTTGTCAAGAACAAGCGATAAAGATCATATTTTGAAGGAGGCGCGAGAACTATTTTACGATCGTGAAATCAAATTCTTGGATTTGCTTGATAGCAACCCTTATCTATTGTGTTTCAATAACGGTGTATGGGATTTCAAAGAAAAGGTGTTTCGTGCGGGTCGTGCAGAAGATTATATTTCAAAATGTACCAACATTCAGTATCGCAAAATTAATCCGACCACCGATGCGAAGGTTGTAGCAGAAATTAACGATTTTATGGAGAAATTGTTTCCGATTGAGCAAATCCGAAAATATATGTGGGAGCATTTGGCTTCCGTATTAATCGGTGTTAATTTGACACAGACATTCCATATGTATATTGGTGGGGGTGAGAATGGTAAATCAGTTTTGACGGATTTAATGTCGCAAATTTTGGGGGATTATAAGAGTGACGCGCCACTATCACTTATTACACAGGCTCGTATGAAGCAGGGTCAGGCTTCACCTGATGTCGTTGCACTCAAAGGTGTGCGATATGCGGTGATGCAAGAGCCCTCCAAAGGTGACCGCATCAATGATGGTGCTCTCAAGGAATTGACGAGTGGTACTGAGCCGATTCGTGGTCGTAATTTATTCAGCGCACCCATTACTTTCGTACCCCAATTCAAGCTGATTGTTTGTACGAACGAATTGATTGAAGTGAAAACTCGTGATCATGCAACTTGGCGTCGTTTTCGATTGGTCGATTTCATGTCGCTTTTCACAGACAAACCAGCTGAAGGAGATACTGAAAAACCCTTTCAATTCAAGATTGATCGCAAATTGAAAGAAAGATTTGTGGAATGGCGCGAAGTATTCATGTCGATGTTGGTCGACATTGTATTGAAAACTGACGGCAATATTTCTGATTGTCCTATGGTCATGGAATCAACCAACAAATACCGAGAACGCGAGGACCATATTGCCGAATTTATCAAGGACCGCGTTGTTATTGATATCAAGGGTAAAATTACGAAGACGGAAGCAACCAACGAATTCAATTTGTGGTATCAGAGCACTTATGGGCGTGGGGGGCCATCTACCAAAGAGGTTCACGAATATTTGGACAAGAAACTTGGCAAATTCAAGAGTGCTGTAGGAGCCTGGACTGGTGCGAAGATAAAATACGAGCGTGATGAAGTTATGATTTCAAGCATAGATGATGATTTTTCGGACTCAGATATTCAGGCATCTGACCTAGAATAGATATTATTTGAAACTTAGATTTGTATTAGTGATTGTAGGATTTGTTGTTTTTGTATAGGTTTCCCCACTGAAAAATGCTATCATAAAAGTAAATAACTCATAAAAATAACTCTCTAAATAATACATAAAAAATGGATAGAGAACTAAAATTGCAACAATAATGAATTTAATAATCAAACTTTTTATTTTTTTACTTTTCAACAAAAAAATGACGGCAATACCCATCAGTATAAAATAAATGATTGCCAATATTTTGTTAAAATATTTATAATTACCTATTTTTTGATTTTGATAATTAATATTTTGTTTATCTGTTGAATACATTTGATTGGTATAATCAATGTTATTTGATAGAATGGTATTTTGGGCGTATAATAAATTATAAGAACTTATATATTGGTCAACTGGTGGTGTCGATACAATTAATCCTGAAACAAAATCTGTTGTTGTGTCTGAAGGTGCATCTATCGAAATCATATTACCATTACCAAAAATAGGTGCTGGAACATAAGATGGACTTTGTATTGGAGCCATAGATTGTGTTGTGGGAACATATTGTGTTGTAATAGGTGAATTTTGCATAAAATATATGATATATATATTATATATTTTATATTTGGAGGTTTTATGATCATACTGACTTCATAGGTGAAGTTTGGTCGGGTCAGCGTGCGAAGCACTCAACCTTGAACCACCGAAGGTGGTTCTGAGGGGGCGTTTACGCCTCCAACTGGTGTGTTTATTTGAATAAAGAATAACATTCATACTGCTCACTACAATATTTGTCTTTTAATATTGGACTAGTCGTTAAAGCATTTCGGTCAATTTTACCTTCTGGTTTTCCTAACAGGAATTCATTTGAATATGTGATTGTATTCATTGTATCATTAGTTCCCGATGCAAGAATCAGCGAAGCTGATTCGGAATCGAATGAAACTAATCTCGGTTTCAATTCCGCATCTCTTCGAGTCTTGTTACACAATGCATTGAAATCTCCAAACCCTTGTTTTGTGGAAGGAGCTAATATTACGGTTGGAAGAGAACCTGATATTGGTGTCATAGCACCACACGGAGTACTATTCATACAACCGCCGTTAATATTGTCCCAAATGGTCCCTGGGGCACAACACGATTGGCCTATACAACCGTAATATCCTAGAGGATTTTGTATGCCGGTGCTTGTCATATTAGTTGCAATTACATTACCTGAAGCATCGGTTTGTGGGCGTGCTAATGACAATTCGTCAAAATTTACATTGTCTCTACGCACAATGTCGATGTAAACCCATGAAATGTAAATAATTGCTACAGAAAAGAGTAGAATAGTCAAAATATACAAAATCGCTTTTGGAAAAATAGGGATATTATTATCTAAATAATTAATAACCAAATAAATTAACAAAGTAGCGACCACAGCAATCATAATATTGGTGTATGCTGTGTATCGTTTTTGGTAACTATTGTTCAGGTCGAGAACGCGCTGTTGACCACTAACTGCCGTTGTGACATTTTGTTTTTTTTGTTCTAAACGCTTATATTCGTTTTGTAAAATAGCGTTTATTTTATTCTGTTCATCGATAGTATTTTGTGCGGTAGCAGTACTGGTACTTAACGAATTATACATGGTCGACAATTGGCTACTTAAATCGTGGATGGCATTTGCATTCCCTGTTTGACTTGGGTCAATTGGAATTTGAGATAAATCATTGGTATATTGTGATTGTAATTGTAAAAATGTGGATAAATCAATATTTGAATTCGCTTGTGCCATTATATATATATTTAATATAATATTTACATTCGATATATTATTGTCATTAGTTCCTTTTACATTATCAGTCATTAGTTCCCGAATCGGCAAAGCCGATTCTAGTAACTAATCTCGGAAAATCTTCGACTTCGTCTACGATTTTCGCTCCAGATGTAACTCGTATAAGTGAAGCTTATTGCGCACCATTTATATGTGGTTATTTTATAACAAAAATAGTTAATATAATCAAACTCGCAGTTGTAATCGCAGCAATGGTATACAGAGTATTTTGTTGAGTAGTAATAATTTCTAAATCTCTTTTGACACCATCATTGAATGTTTCTCCAGGTCTTGAAGAAAGTGTCGATATGTATTTATTGGGGATCACTGCATCTGCACCTGTAAATTTATAATTCATATGCGACCCTAAATTGTTAGATAAATCCACATATTTACCTATGGTGTTGTTAATTTGTAAATTTTTGTCAGCAATTTTATTTTCCTTACTCGAAAAATTACCTGACATCTGTGACAAGGTTGTAATATTACTTTGATCCACGACTTTATATGCTGAATTATCAGTAAAATTCTCTTTATTTCTAAAACCATCGGTTGGATAAGTTGGATAAACTTTGGCCATGGTCGACGGGTCGCCAATTTTTTGATTTATAAAACTACTCGGACTGAACGCAGAAGGTGTTATCGCTGAAGGTGTTATCGCTGAAGGTGTTATCGCGCCTGAGTTATAAATATTTTTAATTGTACCACTTGCATTCTGATAATCAGGCAGTCCACAATAATAGGTCAAATTGGGTGCATTTTTTGCCAAATCTGTTAATTGTGATACACCCTTAACACTATCATATTGAACATCGATTCTACCGTCATTGTATAAATTATCCTTGACTTTTTGAAAATTTTTGTTGGGTAAACTACCACATGTTGTATTCAATTTATAATTCTTTTTGTTCAAAATAGAATATTGAACATTACCGATATTGGTATCAGTATATACAGGGTTCGATATATTTTTGTTGTCCAAAAGACAGAAATTATTTTTGAAATTGTCTGTCATGTAAAAATAATGGTCGCATGTTGGGCTATTCACACAATTTTTGTTACAAACTGAATCATCTGTAACGCCTTGTCCTATCGTAGTGTAATTAGGATTGTCAGCTGAATTAAATACTAGTGGATATAAGCCATTTTTTGATTCAAAAGAATCGAATTTCATGATATTATTTGAATTAGGATAAGGTGGTACATAATACAGAATATTGTTAGCAGAATCGATTTGTGACATAAAACGCTGTCCACTAAGACCACGGGTATTCATACGATATAAATAAAAAATTTGATAACCCTTTTGATCAATATTCAATTTAGTTGTGTAGTGTAAATCCACAGTATCGTTGGATATCTTTACTGTACTTGTTGTTTTATTTGGGTTCAGGCAGTATTCAAATACCAATTGGTTTCCTTGAAAGAACAGCTTGAATTTACCATTGGATGAAACAAGTTGGGATTCTCCACCTTCGCCTAATTTCTTTCCTACAGGTATAGAATATTTATAATTGGGATTCAACCATTTTTGGTTGACGATGCATTGTTTAATATCTACCTTTAATTTCGTTGGAAAATCTATGGATGTAATCATATTATTACCATCATAAATGCAAAATAATCCTGAATTGTCCAACACCAATTGGTAAGAGCATTGCATACTACACGCTTTATAAGTTGTATCAAAAGTAAACTCTGATTCACAAATAGTATCTTTCCAACTATATCCGATTTTTGCCAAACCCGTGTTATTCAAATAAATTGAAGGAGCTGTAATATCTTTTTGGTCAACCGCACTATTATATGTATATTCTATCTGTAACTGCATGGGATAGCTTTGTTCCAAAGAATATGTCGCTGTGGGGTCACCAAATATAGTGGTGTATTCGTTACCATTAATTTTTAAACTACTCGTATTCACCAACTCTTGTACCTGGCTAGTAACATCCTTATTTAAATTCATGACTTTGGTATTTCGTTTTTGTATTATTTTAGATGAAGGATAGTTGTATGGTAACAATGAATAATTTACTGTTTGTCCTGATTCGCTACTGTTGGGCGCTCCTACAACACTGTTAATTGTTGATTGCACATTTCCCGTTGCAGGGACGGTTTGAGGTGTATAGTAGATGGTGGTTGCAGGCGTCAATATTCCCCATGATGCTTTTTTAATCGTAATATTTACACCAATCGGCAGTACAATACTAGTTGAGGTGCCTACTGCATTTGTGACAGTTTCATCACCACTATAAGTAATTGTAATAGGTACATTTTTTGTTTGAAATTGGATTGGGTAATTCACTTTAAGATTGAGGATTGTGTTATAATTATCAACTGCTGGTGGAGTAATAAAATAACAATTATATAAACTAGTATTGGTTGTGTTCTGAATCATACCAAAATACAACAACTGTTTGTTGTAGATGCTACCATCACTATTAGTTAATGTAGATAATACTGATTTTAGTCGTTCTGTGTCAAGTAGAATTTTATCAGGTGCGATAATACTTAATAAAGTATTTGTGATAGGTGTAGATGACATATTGACGAGTTGCAATCGAATACTATAAATTTCACCCGAAATCATATGAACGGTAAATGTGGGTGTGGCAACACCAGGTGATATATCCACATTATTTATTGTATAATCAAATACGGCGTTATCAGAACTGACCCATAAACTACTAAAAGTTTTAATACCGTCTGAAGGCGCAATTGAAAAAGTCCAATCCCCTGAAGAATATGGAATGAAATATCCGAATATGTCAATGGCTGTATTTGACGGTAGGGGCTGAGTAAAATCTGTCATGTAACTAGTGACATCAATCTTACTAAAAAATTGGACGTCGGGTATTTGTGATGGCGTGTTAGCATATCCGTCAGAAGAGTTTGTTTTACAAGCTAGACCAGGTTTTCTCTTAATACTACCATTTGTATAGCTTTGTTTTTCGTTCCAATAATACTGATTAATCATTTTTTTGGCATTGGTAATGGTATTAATCATAGTATCTGGCATATCCCATAATTGTGTCATATTCAGCCCAGAATTTGAAGATTCACTGTTACATAGACATCCGATATTTACTATTTCGGGAGTCGTAATGTAATTATCATTGTTTATTTCTAAATAATTTAATTTTTGGTCGGAGAACCCTGAATTTAATTTATTGTATGTGGTATTTACTTTGTTCCAATCAGTTTGGATATTCCCACTCATATAGTAATATAATTTATAATATATTATTATATTTTTATTAGTTCTCGAAAGAACACTTTATGTTCCGTGAATTCATTGTAGAGTATTATTTATTTCTTACTGCGTTTCGTCTTGCGATTCGCTTTGAGACTTTTTGATTTGTTTCCTTTGCCTCCCTTGGACCCTTTATTTTTCTTGGAGAACCTGCGTTTCTTTTGGGTTTTTCGACTACCGCCATCTATTTTTTCTGCTGATTCTGGAGGGTTTAATTTATTAATTTCAACTGTTAAATCACTAATATATTTACCGATAATATAATAATCATCCTTATTAAAAACTTCGGTTGATTCCAAATATTGATCTAAGAGACCGTGTAATCCCAATAAGTTATCATAAAGAAATAATATTTGTAATTTTTTGTCATTATTATAACTATCATATTTTTCCATTAATAATTCCATAGAATAATCATACTCAGTAAATATATCTAATGATTCAACAGCTTTTCTTTTTTTAGAAAAAAAAACTGTAATAGTATGACTGGTTGCTAGTTCGGAACGTTGTTTTGCTGTTAATATACTTAATTTGGTACCCGATTCTGTCCTAATTCTGTCAAATTCTTTTTTAAAAATTTGCATACTGTTATCTACTGTTTGGTTTAAATTTATTCTGTTCGCTACAGGACTAAATCCAGGTTTAATGGTTTGTATAAAACTCTGAAATTGTGCAATAGAAATTTCTCCAGTCTTTTTTATAAAATTTATAGATTCTTCTTTTTTTGCTTTAACATATGTTACTAATTTATCAAATAAAGTTTGTGAACCATCTGTAAATTGTACTAAAAGAATAGCTATATTTAATGTGTGTGTCGCCTCTTCTTTCAGTTTTATTGCCTCAGGATCATTTTCTTTTGTAGGCTGAGTATCATAGTCTAACTCTTCATCATCGTTATCATTTTGTGGTCCTGTATAGTTTGGGTTCAATATCTGTATTATTTCAACTAATTTCCCCCTTTCTCTATCTTCGAGAAGAGTTTCATAATTAGCTTTTGCGACATCATCCCATTCAGCCAAACGCGGCAATGATTCTGTAGTTATAGCAGTGGTTGATGTTACTACACTACTTTCATCTATTTCTCCATCTTCTAAGTGTTTTCCTGTATTATCCATATTTAAATTATATACATATTTTTATTTACTAAATTACCATAAAAAAACATGTAAATCCATACCATATAAACAACATGTAAATCCATACCATATAAACAACAATTGTTTCTAGACTAAATAAATGAATGTAATTGCCAATAAAAACAGACAAATTGCTATGCGAAGAAGGTCCATAAACGATTCGTATAAATTTTTAGGAAGTAGGAGGATTACCAAGTTTGTCGCCGAAACAACGAGAACCACACGAAATGCTTGTTCAACAACAAATCTAACGAATAATGATTCATTCGTCCATAATTGTCTGTTAATAATATCAGCAACCATTTCTTTGCATTCCAATTGACTATAACACCACATATTGTCTATAATTTGAACTGGATATTTTTCAGATGCCATTATTATTTTGTTTGATACAATATTAAACCACTATCGCAAAACATTTCAATTTTTTCTAAATATTTAATCTCTACGTACAACAATATAATAAATCAGTGATGTTGCCAAAGCTGTCCACAATACATTGATTAAAACATCAGCATTCGTATGGCGTCTGCTTTCTCTAGCTAGTGAGTTTTCGACCTCATTTAGAGCAACGCGGATTTTAATTGCCGACTTACGACGACAAAAAAATACGAGCGCATATTTACTAAATTCTATGTAATGGGGTTATCATCTACTTACTTTATGGTAGATAAGCAAATTCCCATCTAATGTTATTTCATATACTACCTTAATCTCTATTCTGGGTTAGGATGCCCTCAGGCATCCTACCAAGAGAGAGACATGCCTCATTCTGGGCTGAGGCCCAGAATAGAGGTTAATGA